TCCCCGGCTAATACGGAGTATCCATACTTTCCACCATCTTTCAGAAAAAGAACATTGATCTTTATCATTTGTATCCTATTGAATACGTTTGCATTATTCGGAATAGTTCGGGCTTTGCCGAAAACATATCTTGTTGATCTTCAAATTCCACGTGCGTCAGGCTGCCGGATGTCGTGTAGTCCAGTGCCGTTCGTATTGCCGCTGCCGCCCCTGCTGTTGCCGCGTAAGTGGTCGCGTATATGTCAATTTGCGCCGTTACGCGGTCTAATGTGCTTGCCGTCGTTTTGCTGTTAGTCGGTCTTGCGGTTACTATGTTTATTGCCGCCGCCGGGTATGCGCTCTCTTGCTCCAATACGCCGGGGTAAACCCGCCCACCCATCAGGCCGTTGGCCGGGCTATTGGCGGCTATTAATGCTTTTAGTGGAGCGGTTACGTTCATCGTGTCGCGTTCTTTTCAATTATCCTTTTCAGTAGTTCGGCGGCCAAACGCAATGTAGTAGGGCCGGCAGCGGCAACGGCAGGAGCAACAAAAGGACGTGGAGCCAAGCCCACCTCAGGTGCCCCGTATTCCATCCAATGAGCATAGTAGGCATCGGAGCGGAACCCGGAAAATACCCCACTTGCGTCCCCCTTGGCCACTTTCGGCCCTACCCATATCGCGGCCGCCTTGCGAAAAGCGAACGTGCGGAATGAGCGGCGAAGGTTTCCAGGTATGTACTTTGCGACAATTCTACCGCCGCCGTTCGGGGCGCGCAGTTTCTTTGCAAGTTTCGGCGTATCGTATCGGTAGTGCGGAGCGTCGCTTTGTGGTGCGCGGCCTTGAATAGCGGAAATAAGCAGCGGTGCCGCCTGCCGGAACGCTGCTTGCGATTCCTTTTTTGCGTCCGACGAAAGCGCCATCAACTTGCGTTTTAATTCGAGCATCTCGCGCTCAAAATCCTTATCTACCGTGAAATTTGCCATCGTTACAACTTTCGATCTGCCGTGATTATCAAATATTTGCGCCTTCCAAGTTCTTCGATTTTCCGTATGTCGTAATTCTCCGAATCGTACAAAATCCTATCCTTGACCGTCACCCCGGAACGCCAACGAATCGTAAACATGACCCGCGAAATAGACAGGTTAACGCGCCCGTCGTAATCCTCCCCGCTGCCGGTTGCCGACCATTGTAGCCGTGCCTTTTCGGTCGCGTATGTAGCCCATGTCTTTGTCAATCCTCCGTAACTATCCGCCGCCGTGGTGAACGATTGTAGGTAGATCAGTGTATCCAGCGCCGCTATATCCGGCTTGAGCACCTTGTCAATATTCCCCGTCGGCATCAAAGAAGATTGAGGCGGTTATTGAAAAGTAGTGCGTCGGCGCTGCGCACCCGGTACGATCCGCCCACACCATTAATCGGCAGGTCTTCGCGGTTTTCGTACAGGAATGCAATTTTTTGAAGCATTGCCGCTTTGGCGTCGGCCGGCACTCCTGCCGTGGTGGAATACCCGGCTACATACGTCACCCATACGGCGTTTGGCACTTCTGCCAATTCGGGATAATCCACCGCATCGGTGGGGACAATCCGCGCCGGTATGCTCACCGTATCAACCGTGTAATTCGCGGCGCTCCATGTCTGCGTAGCACCTGCGCTATCCTTGTATTGAATTGAAGTGACCGACGTGGCAGGGCTGATACCCAGCGTAAACTGCCCCGTCGGCCACTCATCGAAATACTGTTTTATCGTCTGAGAAAGTAGCGCCCGGCCCGTCACCTTTTCCGCCCATTCGCGGGCGGCTTTGATGAATATTTCCAACATCCCGTTGTCCTCGTTTGAGGTCAGGTTGAGAAACGTTTTCACCTCATCCACACTGAGCGGTTCGGCGGTCGGCTGTGTCGTTACTTCCCAGGTCATTGCTTAGCTCGGGTGAACGGTTGCCGAATAGGAGAAGGCTTTACCCTGTTCGATTGCAATGTCGTGCCAGGTGTTCAGCACGATACGCATGGTAGCGGTCGTCAGGCCGGTGTACGGGTCCAGCATCAGTTCGCTGCCGCCCCATTGGCCTACCTTCATCCGCGACCAATCGCCGAAAAACATATAGTGGCCGCCGCCGCCCGTCGGCACGAGGGAAGACGTTAGCGCCCGGTACCCGTTGATCGAACCGCCGCCCTGGTTGTTGCCTTCCCAGATAAAGCCATTGCCCGCAACGTCGCGCTTAATGGTTTTCAAAAGGCCAGCAATTGACGGCGTGGTAAGGTAGGCAATAGCGCTACCGTTCAAAGCATCGTCAGCGGCCACCTGCGATTCAAAGTCTACGATCTTTGCCCATGTGGGCGAAGCGGCAACCGTGATAACGTTCACCCCGGAAACGCCGGTAATACCCGTCGGGGTCGTGCCGCCGCCACCGTTCAGGGCTGCCGAATCAAGCGCGTTGTCGCGGGCGTTCATCAGGCGTTCACGAACCAAGTTTTCGACGTTAATCGAAGATTGGCGGAGCAACTGCGTCGAGAAGTCGGACCATGCCGTGAGGCGGTTAGGCGACATCTGCACGCGGTCGGTCGTCGGGTTGCTTTCGGTCGAAGCGGCCTGTTCAGCGGCCCAAACAGCCGTCGTGGTGCCGTCGATGCGCGGGAAGTCGATATTGCCAACCAAACCGGGCATGAATTTAACGCCCAGGCGGGAAATGATACCCTGCGGGTCCAAGTACGGAATCAGTTGCCCCACTTCCGTTTGGATGGTGTAGCCGCCGTCCGTCGTGGTCGTGGACATATCCCGTTTGTGGAAGCCAGGCTGCCGGCGTTGTTGGATGAAAGAGGGAATCATAATTCCCTGGCCAAAGTCGCGGAGTCCGACGTTGTTGGCTTCTTTCGTGGCTTCTTCGTGCATCTCCCGTACCAAGCCGTCCATTTTTCCTCCCTGCCGAACCTCGACAAGGGTGCGAATAGCGTCGGCGAAGTGAAAGCGGTTTTGGACATCTTCGATTTTGTCGCCGCGCTTTTCGATCAGGTTAACGGTGACGGGGCTGGAAGTGGTGGCCGTGGATGTGTAGGCCGCGCTGCGCGCCTCCGTTTCGAGTTTGGTGTTCAGCGCGTCGATTTGGCTTTCCATGCTGCGCAGTTCGGCAGAAATGGCGTCCATTACGGGCTTGTCGGTTTTGTCGTCCCAGGTGCGCTTTGCGATTTTGTCTTCCAGCGCGTCGAGTTCGGCTTTCTTCGCGGCGTATTCTTCGCGCCGCTCTTTCAATAGTTGTGCCGTGTTCATTGTGTGTGTTTGTTTAGAATCGCGCTTTCAGAAATGCCAATTCCTGTTCGCGCTGGTTGATAATGTCTTTATGCGTCCGCGTGCCGTTCATGGCAGCGATAATTTCAAGGTGTGCGGAAATAGCGGCTTTGTGGGCTTCGATCACCGCGCCGTATAGGTCGGAGTGGTCCGGGTTTGCATCGGCGGCCGCCTGCGCTTCCCCGATCAATTCGTTTAGTTCGTTGATTGCGTCGGTGCAGGATTCAATAGTGCCGGTTGCCGGCTTTGGCTCCTGCATTTCAATGTCCGAGCCGTACATATCGCCGTTCCGCGTTTCAATAGCAGGTGCGCCGGCCTCATCTTCGATCAATACCGAATCTTCCGGCCCTGCCAGTTTCCGTACTTTTGCATCGAAGTCGGCCGGAACGGAAACCATGCTTATCTCGTGCGGCTCCCAATCGATTGCCCGGTAATTGTCGAGTTTGCCTTCTTCCTTTGCTTTGCTGCGGCTGTACTTGTGGACTGCGTACCCAACCGACACGTTTTGCAAAATCCCGTCACGGGCCATTCCCAATATTTTCTCTCCTTTGTCTGTTTTCGCAAACCGGAGGGTCGCGTGCCCTTTTGTACCGTCGGTGGATGCCCGCTCGACAACGCCAATAACCGTGTCAAGCACGGACCCATAGGCGTCATGGTTGTCAAGTACCGGCGCGCCGTTATTGAGTCGGTCCATGCGAACGTGCGCCGAATCAAACGAAAGTTCTTCGTTGATTGCGCCGTATTCCCACGTGTACATCCGTACCGGCTTATTTGTGCCAAACACAACATCAATCGTCCGTTCTTCGACGTTGATAGACCCAGGCACAAACGCGGCCCGCATCATTAGCGGCCCGGCGTCGGGCTTTTGGTCACGCTGCGGCTGCTGGCTCGCTGGCTGTGTCGTCGTTTGTTTGCGCGTCCGTTGCATCGGCTTTGTTTGTTTGTGTTTGCGCTTGTATCGTCCCATTGTTTTTGCTTTGCAGTATTTCCCCTAGCAATTCCATCGGGGACATATTTTGCTGAATGAAAAGGGTGTCGCCCCCTTCAATTTTGTTCATGTTTTTCTTTGCCCGTATTTCGTTCGGCGTCATCCACCCGTTTTGTATCGCGCTGCTGAAAAATGCCGCTTGCGCTTGCATGTCGCCCATCATCATCGCATCCAAGTCGAAGGCAAAGAATTTCCGCCGCGTCCGGTATTCCGAAGTCGTGAAAAGTTTGGCGTTAAATTCTTCTTCGATTTTCTTCGCCCAGGGCCGCAGGCAGTGAATGACGAAATCCTGGTTTTGCTGCTCCATGTTGGAGAATGTGGAGCGGTCCAGCTGGCTGAGCAGGTGCAACGGGACTTTGAAAATTTGGCTAACCTCAACCGTGGATAAGTTGGCGAAGTCGATAACCTTCGCTTTTTCCGGCCCGGCCTGCATCGGCTTAAAATCAGCGCCGCCGTCAAGGACCATAATGGACCCGGCATTTTTGCCGCCCAAGTGCTTTTCGCCCAACTTGCCGGAAAGTGTTTCCCGTTGATCTTTCGATAGGGTGTTGGGGAAGGTAATAAGGCCGCCGACACTTGCGCCTTTCTCGAAATACGTCTGCGAATATTTGGCCGAATTGACGCCCAGGGCAAACGACCCGGAATGAACCAGGTTAACCCGTTTGCCCATCAACCCGGTGAAAGACACGCCTTTGATGTGTATCATTTCCGTCTCTG